TTCAGACAACTGCTTACGATTAGCTACCATGTAGTCCATATCTTTGCTGCGTGACCGTTTTGGTTCTGGCAGGTTAGATTCACGGTTCAAGGCAACCCACATCTGGTAACGATCCACCTCAGAACCAACAGGCTTGAGCGTCTCAATCAGACCCTTGGTGTTAGGTTTAATATTCAAAGCACCACCGTCGTTAAAGACATGGCCATTAAACAAGATACCTTCAAGTGCTCCGTCTACACTCTTAGACAGGCGGGCTTGCATGTAACCTATAGGCGAGTAGTCTTTAATCGTGCGGTACTGGTCAGCAATACCCTGAGCAAGACGCTGCCAGAAACGATCCTGCATGTCAGAGATCTTCTCAACAATCGTTCTAGTCTGTGGCTTGAAGACACGGTTAGCCGCCTCTGTAAACTGTGGGTTTACACCCTGCATCACTTCAGGAGCAAGGGGCTTTTGTTTCTGTAGGGCAGTAGAAACCTTCTGCTTAACCTGTTCTACCTTAGAAGGTGCTTCCTCTTCTTTTCCAAATATTGTTTGACCACCAGTGACAGTAGTCTTTGGAGGCTTTTTCGTAGCTAACTTATCTACTAAGTTAATAATCTCAGTTAAAGCACTTGTGTCTTTGATACCAAGCAAATCGGCAACCAACTCTGTAAACCTAGTCCACGCAGACTTTTTGCCGGGATATGGAATCTGCATCAGCAAATATTGGAATTCTGGATTGCTCATTGCTTCAGCAGTGAATTCCATAGAATTAAGCAATCCATATACTGACTTAGATCCAGTGTATCCTTTGCCATATCCATAACCTTTACGGCCAAGTTCAAACTTAACATGGTCATACAGTTTGTTGATCTGCTCAACAATAGGTTTTTGAGAGCGAGTAGGATTCATCTGCGACATTACTGTCAAAGCATGAACTGCTTCGTGAGCATTTACTAACTCATGACCAGCGTACTCTTTACGCATTTTTATCGAATGATCTGAACTGTCATACTGTCCAGCCCATTCCTTTTTAGCTAAAGCACCGGGCTTATGAATTTTAACTTTTCTTGAAATTTTTTGGCTTAATTCACCAACACGTTTGATAGTTGGGTTAGTGCTCTGAGCCATTGCATCAGCTAGAATTCCAAAATTCTGTTTATCGTGCGCTTCTCTATATGCCGGGTTGTTAGATGCAATAGGCATACGCACTTGAAACTCTTGAAGAGTTTTAGGCATCTCGTTGGTAGTCACCACTGGCGGCTCTTCAACTGTAGGCTCTTCTTTCACTGGTGGTTTAAGAGATTCAGACAACGGCGGAATCTCACGCTCACCCCGTGGCTTGTAAGTTTCTGAAGCAATAAACCAAGGCTCACCATTACCTTTGTAGTTCAGAGGCAAAGGCTGTCCGGCTTTCTGCTCGGCGGCAATAGCAGCTTCTACATCTTCACGGGTAACGATACCTGCTTCAAAGTCCTTAACCAAACGCATAGACGCAGGCGTGTTGGTACGTCGAGCAATCTCCATGTATGCATTGACAGGATCAATAACAACTGGAGACTCAGGTTTTTTGATTGCTGTCTCAGGAAGGTTCTTAGTAAACTTAACTGGAACGTCCAAAGACTGAATGGCAAATCTACCTTCAGCCGTAGGGTGAGGAATGATTGTTAGGCTATTAGGATCACCGCCTTGGTTCTGAAGCATGTTCTTCATAACCAATAGACGGTTGTTTGCAGCACGTTCTTCAAGGGGACGGTTGTCTACAATCTTGGGGACAAGTGTTTCTTCTGCAACCACCTGCTCAGGTTGTAGACCCGGAGTCTTAGACGACGCACCAGTAGGAAGACCAGCCTCTAAACGTAGACGATCAATCTCAGCCTGCTTAGCTTCCAACTCTGCAAGAGGTGTAGCTTGAGGCATTTGCTCATTAAGACTAGGCTTGCTAGTATCTGGCGTTGGAGTCTCTGGTACTTGCGGAGGGATACCCTCGCGAGCCGCCTTCTCAGCTTGAGCTTTTGCATCAGCATCAACCTTCTGTTGAAGCATCTGGATACGCTGACGGCCAGCCTCTTCAGCAGACAGCATAGGTTGCTGTTCTTGCTCTGGTTGTTTAACGCCAGTGATTTCTTCAATCCTAGTAAGAATCTCAGGTGGTAACTTTGTTACATCAAACGCAGTTGTTTCTGGTGTTGTTTCAGTAACAGGAGCAGCAGGACGACGAGCTAATCCAGCCGCACCACCCAAACCTACACCACCAATAGTGGCCATAGCCGCCGCTTCACCCAAGCCTTCAGTCAAACTCTGCTCAGGTTTAACCTGTTGCATAGCCAAGTTAGAGACAAACTTACCGCCGACCTCTTCAGGTATCTCACCAACTGTCTCACCAACAGCAGTACTGCCAGCCGTTCTAAGACGACCACCAAGACCAGCCGCTCCCTTACCGGGAACACCTGCCAATACTTCCTCAAGCTGACGAGCACCGGGCAGACGCTGAGCCAACAGAGAAATAGTACCTGCGGCGGCACCAGCTTGACGGGCTAAAGTCAAAGCACCCTGAGCGGCTTCAGTATCTGTAGCACCTTTGCTCTTAAGTTCTCTGTATATATTCTCGTATGCACCAGCACCTACGTCAGAGCCTTGTTGTACACCACCAGCACCCACCGCACCGGAGACAGCAGCTTTACCAGCCACAGCCTCAGTAGCACCAAGACCCCTAGCGGCCATACCAACGCCACGGGCAGCACCAAATGGCACTAACAACTGAGGAGCTTGCTCTGCAATAAAAGATAACAGCAATGCAGGATCTTTAACAGTCTCACCAAGTGCAGTACCAAACGCTTGGAACTGACCTTCTTTAGCAGACTCAGCAACTTTCCTAGCCCTCTCATCCTCACGAGCTTTTAGGCCAGCAGACTTCATCTCCTCACCAAACTGAGAGATCTGCTGACCAGCACCCAAAGCACCAGTCCTAGAGAAGTCTCCAGTAGCTAAGCCGTAAAGCTGGCCGGGTAGTTGAACGAGGGATCCAATACCACTAACAACACCAGCACCAATATCTTTAGCAGCTTCCCCGTATGTTCTTTCTCTGGAAGGAGCAGTAGGTTGTGGAGCCGGAGCAGATCTAAGCGAACGGTATGCAGAGGCAACCGTATCAAAATCAGGTGTGCCTTTTTTACTTTGGTTCTGTACTAACCATTCTGCATACTGTTCTGCTGTTGCCATTACTTTGCTCCAACAATTGCATCCGCTGCTTTTAGCAGGTCATTATTTTTTGCTTTAGGTGCATTACTGCTACCTGATTGTTGCATTTGTTGTTCAATAAGATTCTTACGAATGGTAAAAGAATCAAGCATAGGTTCTTTTTTTTCTTTTGCAGCTTTGTTTAAGCCTGCAATATAAGTCATACCTTGGGTACTCTTTAAGAAATTATCTACATCATCCGCAGCTTGGGCGTAAGTAAGTTGGTCTCTAGGTTTTCCAAGATTCTTAGCCTCACGCATAGCATCCAATCTAGGTATACCAGCTTTGACAGCTTCTGCAACAAACTGCTCTTCAAAAGAAGCACGTTGCGCTTGAGGGATACCTTTAAGTTCTTTCTCGTATTTAAACTTAAGCTGGGCCAATTCTCTATCATTACGTGAACGTATATCTGCCAACTCTTTTTCATTACGCAGACGCATCATTTCGCGGTTGTCAGCACTCTCAACCTGAGCGCCTTGGCTAATTAACTGATTCTGATCTTTAACAGCGTTCTGTTTAAACTCAGCAGCTTTCATTTTGTGACCGTATGCAGTATTAAAGTCACCCTTTGCTTCAGCAATACGGGCACTCTCAAGCTCATTCTCCATCTTAGTAAGGTTAAAGTTACGCTGTGTAACTAACTCTTGTTGAGCCATCTCGCGGGAACGGGCACCTGCCATAGAAGCTAGGAAGGACTTACCAGCACCAGTACCTAATCCAGCTAGACCTTTACCACGAATACCACGGGTAGACTCACCGCCTTCAATCAAACCTTGCCACAAAGCCGCACGAGCAGCGGCTTCTTCATTCTTATCAAAGGCTTCTTGCTGTTTGCCGTAGCCTGCACGAAGACCTGCGATGCCTTCTTCAATCTTTTTACCCTGTTGCATATTTAGCAAAGGATTTTTAACGGCAGCAGCAGCACGTTCAGTCTCATAGTCAGGTAACGCTGGCGCAGTTTCAGCAATCCTTGTCTTAAGCATGTCAAGCAAAGGAGATGCTGGTGCCGCAGGTTGCTGCGGCTGAGGCGGCTGAGGTGCTTGAGGTGGTGGTGGTGGCGGAACATTCTGTTGCATCACTTTTGGAGGAACAACATTAGCTATTCCGCCGGGTGGAACATTTCTAGGAGGAGGTGGAAGTGTGCCAAGAGTTTCAGCAGGAGGTGTTGTACCAACTAAACGTGGGTCATTCTGCATTACTGGACGTTCAGAAGTCTGATTTACTATCGCCATATTTTTTGCACGATCAGCTTCTAATCTCTTTTGACGAGCATCCCTTTCCCGATATTCAATTTCAGTCTGAAGATCTTTCATTGCTCTATCTTCATCGTCCTCAACTAATTGCTTACCTTCTTTATTGGCAAACGCAACAATACCGCCAGAGCCAAAGTTCATCTCTCCGGTTGGTAACGTTGCCACTCCAGAGTCCTCTGGCATGGCTTGCATCTGCGGCTCAGGCACACCGGGCGGAACAGGCATCTGAGCTTGAGCACCTTGCTGTGCCATCTGCTGAGCCATCTGTCTTTGCTTAGCTGCCTGCATCTGCATGTTAGCCATTTGCTGTTCAATATTATCTTTAACTGTACCAGTAGGAGCTTGAACGGCTTTTTGCTCCATCTGCTTGCGGCGGTTCAACTCACCTAAAGCAAGATAAGGAGGAACCTCTGGGTTCATTCCGTTGGCATAGGACATGATTGCCTGAGTAGGCATATCCTTTAAACGCTCTTGTATTTGAACGAGATTCATGTCTTATCCTTAGTCGATAACTTTAAGTTTCTTAAGCAAGTCGTATGTAGATCCTAGTGTACCCACTGTAGACTGTAATGAACCCAAGCCAGTCATAGAAGCTGGACTGGTAGAAACTGTAGAGATTGGCAAACCTTGAAGCATAGACTGTAGATATTGAGTTTGCTTCATTGGGTAATCACGCTGAGCCAAAAACTCGTTGTAATCAGCAGTAATACCTTCTTGCTCAATACCGCGCTGTTGTGCGCCAGCACCTGACATCATGTCAGCCAAAGTCTTAGCTTGACCTTGCTCAGTATTAAACTGACCCATAGCTTTGTCGTATGCACTTGCGTACCCTTGGCCAATTGTTTTATTCTGTTCTTGTAGCAAATTACGGTTAGCTTCAGATTCCATAATAGCCTGACGGCCACCACCGTAGCCACCAGCTTGAGTCATTTTAGCCATGCCGGGCTGCATATTAATCTGTGACTGGCGGCGCAGTTCTTCTAACTGAGGCTGAAGAACAGACTGTAAATATGGGTTCATATACTGAGAGGCCATACCTAATGGTGGAGTAGTAGTTCCACCAGTAGTACCCGTACCGCCTATTGAACCAATACCACCAGACATACCTGCACCAGTACCAATAGCACCGGGGGCATACGCACCGGGAGTCATAGCTGGTGGTGTATACGCACTTCCAGAACTAAATGTCTGACCTAACTGACTAGGAAAGTTTAAGCTGCCTAGACCTTTAAATACTGTATCTTGCAATGACGATTGACCAGCCGTCATTGGGCCTTGATAAACTTGATAGGGCTGATTGGAAATAGCCTGAGCTTTTCCAAGCATGTCTGTTACATAACCTCCCGCCCAGTCGGATAGAGTAGATTGGGAAGAGGTGCCGGGTGCTGGGGTAGTAGCCATATTAATCCTTAAGCGGGAAGATGTTTATCAGCTTTGGTATTAGCTGCAATGTTTTTTGCTTTAGATCGTGCGTTTTTAATGCGATCCATCATGGCATAGAGTTTACGTGCTCCCGCCTCTGTCGAGCCATTACCAAGTTCAGAGACAATACGAGCAGGGACAACAAACTCACCGTCAGCAAGACGAGCGGGTTGCTTGTCACCAATGGTTGCAGGGATGTCATCAGATACACCATCACCGGGGCCACGGAGTAGTTGTCCACCATCTGAGTATCCTCCCAAACTAGCTATGCCGCCCATTGCCAAACCTGTAGACTCCACATTGTTACCTGCTCCACCAGTAATGGTGTCGTTACCTACGCCACCAGTGATAGTATTGGTACCTGCTCCACCTGTGATGGTGTCGTTACCTGCTCCACCAACTATTGTAGAAGCAGGGACAAATGGTTTATAACTCATAGGACTAAAGTAAGTCACACCACCAGATCCGGGACGACGAGCCATATAGTTAGGGCCAAGAGCCTCTTGATATTTAGACTGAACAGTTGCAGCAGGAAGATTGAGAATCCCAGCTACCCGTTCAGGACTAATCCCATACTCATTCATCCCACGAGCAACCATTGCTTCCGTCATATTGGGACGGGTTAAATAGTTTTTAACATCCTGATCGCTTAACTTAGTTGTGTAAGGAGCAGCGGTTAAAGGAACTGCATACTGTCTACGTTCTGCTGTGTATTTTGGTATACCACCTTGGTATCCGGCATAGCCACTACTTCCGCTACCGCCCAATAGTTGTTGAGCTAAACTTGCGGCTCCTGCAATACCCAAAATACTACCAATTCCACCTTTTGTAAACAGGTCTGTCAATGATCCTGTATTAGTTTTTGTATCATAAGTTTGACCATTTTTATCAGTCCAAATTCCATCTTTATACGTCCAACCAGTTAAATCATTAGTGCCGGAAGTATTATCTAATTGTGTAAATCCCGCTTCTGTCTCACCAAGATCAACATACTCACCAGTGATTTCGTTGTAGTAACCAGCCATCTTAGCCACCCTTCACAATATTAATTAAATCGTCAAACGACATTGAGTCACTAGATTTCCCCAAGACTAAATCAAGTGCGTCATTGGTGTTATTTTCCTTGTTTTTCTTCTCTTCGGCAATGTCTTCCAGCATTTCACCTTCTGCTCCCGCTTTGGTCACACTTAGAGGACGATAGTCTTCATCTTCTAGCTCACCCTTTTTGTCCAGCTTTTGTTTCTTAGAGCCAAACTCTTTACCGTAGTAGAAGACATTAGCCAGTTGAGGAAGTCCAAAAGCAGCAGCAATGTTCTGTGCTTGAGGCATTGTGAACGTCGGTGGAATGTCCGGTGTAACACTTATTTTTACGGACACCTTTACAGTTGGCGTGACTGTTGGAGTTACAGTAGGTGTAACAGTTGGAGTTACAGTAGGGGTAACAATTGGAGTGATACTTGGAGTGATAGATACGCTAGGTGTAATAATTGGGGTAATGGATACCACAGGCGTAATAGATGGGGTAACAGATACTATTGGCGTAATAACTGGTGTAATTTTAGGTGTAACCACAGGTGTAACTACTGGAGTCACCACAGGAGTCACCACCGGAGTTACAACAGGTGTAACGACAGGAGTTACCACAGGAGTAACTACGGGTGTGACCACAGGTGTAACTGCTGGGGTCACGGCAGGAGTTACCGCCGGTGTAACTACAGGAGTGACTACAGGAGTAACTGCGGGTGTAACCGCAGGAGTCACAGCAGGTGTAACGGCAGGAGTTACCGCTGGAGTTACCGCAGGCGTAACTGCTGGGGTTACTGCGGGTGTCACAGCAGGAGTTACTGCGGGCGTAACTGCCGGGGTGACAGCAGGTGTAACTGCGGGTGTTATAGCGGGAGTCACGGCAGGTGTGACTTCTGGCGTAACGGCAGGTGTTACTGCTGGTGTTACAACTGGAGTAACTACAGGTGTAACTACCGGGGTTACTGCTGGAGTAACTTCTGGAGTTACAGCAGGTGTAACTGCCGGGGTAACAGCAGGAGTTACCGCCGGGGTTACTGCTGGAGTAATTGCTGGAGTTACAGTGGGGGTTACATCTGGTGTTACTTCTGGAGTTACCACTGGCTCAACAGTAACCACTGGTCTAACTGTTACTACTGGGGTTACTACTGGTCTAACTGTTACTTCTGGAGTTACTTCTGGTTCAACAGTTACTACTGGTCTAACGGTTACCGCTGGATCTAAAGTAGTAATTTTATCCAAGTCATCTTTATAAACAGGATAACCATCCTCGTCATAAAACAATATTGTTCTACCACTTTCAATTACTGGAGATGCTTGAACTGTTTTAACTTCTTGAGTTAACTCACCATTCTCATTTAAGTATGGTTTAACAGTACTTAATGAATTAAAGTCAGGTATTGGGGCAGAACTACCAGCAATTGTTAAAGAATATCTAGTTTCTCCAGTAGCTGGATTATAGAACGCACCATAAGTTTCTTCATTTGCACCCGGTCTAGTATCAAAAGTTACAGGAACACTGTATAAAACATTTCCTTTTGAATCTAAGATTGAATTAACTTTACCTACACCACCAGATCCACTTCCGGTATCAAGTGATTGAAAATTAGTCCACGCTTGGCCAGCATCTGATTCAGTCCAATCATAACCATTGGCTTTCTTAAATGCTTCTTGCCAGTTTTGATTAGTAGGATCAGAAAGAATAGCGGCGCTTAGCTCACGATTAAATACCGCATTACCGCCAGATAAAGCCCAAGGTGATGTAACGATACCTAAAATATCATCTATACCACCACGAGTAAAAGTTGATAACTTTGAAAAATCAGCATCGGTAAGTAGATTATTGACAATATCTACAGGGTTATTTGATCCAGAACTAGCAGTCTTTGTAATAGCGTTTGTAAGACTATTGATAAAACTAACATCAACATATCCGCCTTGTCCACTACGTTGAGCTAGTTCTAAAAGATACGCTTTTGCTTTTACTTGAGCATCGTTAGATAAAGCTAAAGAATCTGCACTAAGAGCTTTAACAATATTAGATGCACTAATAGTTGCATCAGCTTCTGTAGCTGCAACTTTAGTACCAATAGTATTAAGAATATCTGTAGCTTTTACTGTAGAAGTATCTACATCTACATTAGTTTTACTAATTAACTCATTAACAGCAACTTTAGAAGCATCTATAACATAATCAATATTAGATTCAGATATTCCTTGTGCTTTTAAATAACTTCTAAATGCGTCAGTATCTACTTGATTTGCATTAGTATATTGTGATGCTGGATTAATTGCCCACCAGTTCTTTAATGTATCTAATACTCCGGGTAAATCAGTAGAAGAAACTTTACCTGATAATGTTTTAACAAGTTGTGGACTTTGAACTAATAAAGCAGCAGCAGAGGTAGCCGCAGCACTAGCCAAATATGTAACTTTATCTTGTTCAGATAATGTTACAACTTCATTATCTTGATAGTATGTTCCTGTTGGAGATATAACAGTACCATCAGAGAAGTATCTCCACCCAAAACCGGGTTGACCTTCTTCTGCTGTATTTTCAATCTCAACAACAGTGGGTTTACCTGTGCCAGCATCTGTATACACACCACTATTTAATGATGCGTAAATTGGAGAAGATTCATATGCTGTTGTAAATAATGAATCAATCTTATCAAGTGTGATAGGTTTACCATCAGCATCAATACCAACCACAATGTCTGAGCCATCAGCTACTACTGTTGGTGAAACATTTGTAGTTGGAGTACCAAGACCTTTGATCGTATTACCAAAGTTTGTACCAGCAGAAACTAGAGCAGACATATTGCCTGTTCTTTCGAACAAATCTAAAGCATTCTTAAAGTTAAGTGCCGAGGCAGCTACCTTTAAATTACTACTACCAGTTAATACACTGGCCGCAGCAGCCATGCCTGCGTAGTCATTGTTAGCTATGGCACTACCTAAGTTTGCCCAATTAACAGCAGTACGAACTTCTGGTGGCAGTGTTGTACCTGCTAGGTTCATACCTGCATTGATAACGCCTGCTACGTTTTTTTGGTCAATTGCATTAACAAATGAAGCGGCATCTTTTGCTGTGCCTATAGTGCTAGCATTTTGAGCTAACCAACTATTGTTATAAAGCTGTTCCGCTCCAGCAAGGTCGCCTGCTTTGGCAAGTGCATCAATTTGTGCGGTAGTTTGTGCTGAGAAACCTGAAGCTGAAGCTAATGCACTAAATGCAGCAGCAGCCCACTGTCCATTTTGTGCAGCTTTGGCAGCGTTGTATGCTTGAATGTAAGGAGCCGTGACTGGTAAAGCTACAGATACCGCAGTGAGAATTAAAGGAAGAGTGTTCTCTTTAAAATCAGCCCAACCAACTTTTACTTCTTTGGTTGTAGGAATAGCTAAACCAGTGTTAGTGAAAGTAAATCCGTAGTCGGTATTGTTATTACCTAACGTAGTACCTTGAATGTTAATTGTTTTACCAGTTAACTTGTTATAAATCTCTTCTTCTTGATATTCTTCTGTGCCTTGTTCAGTTTCTCTGGTTCTTGTAACCATACGCCTACCAATATCGGCAAGACTGGTAATACCTTCAGAAGACAACTTATTAGCAAAGTCCCACAGAACAGCTTCTTTAGAACCTAGACCACCATCATCTCTTTCTAATGCACCACCTGTAAACAGACCATTCATCCCTTGAAGATTAGAGATGTTATTTATCTGGTCATATAAATTTCTATTGGTTGTTCCTATAGTAGTTTCCCAAGCTGGGCCGCCGCCATAAGCAAAAGTACCGTCAGCATTCTTAGTAATACCCAGCATCTGTAAACGCCAAGGTTCCCAAGTATTAAGGGTAGAAGTACTTAGTTCACCATAACCGGGAATATTAAGTAAAGTTCCATCACTTCCCGTCACTGCAAGAGTGTCAATAGATACCACTGTTGGGCTAGTTAAAACCGCAGGGCTAGTTAAAACCGCAGGGCTAGTCAAAACTGTTGGCGTAACAGAAACTAAATCAGTAGGGCTTACTGAGACTACAGTAGTAACAACTGGCGTAACTACAGGCGTAACAACGGGGGTAACAACTGGTGTAACTTTAGGTGCATATACACCCGTACTCATTACAAAGTCCATTGTTGCATCATCTAAACCATAGTAGGCTTTGATTTGTGCAGGAGTTAAACCTGCTGTCGAAAGGATGTCTCGTGTTGCCGCATAATCACCTTTACCCCATGCAGTATTAATTTGATTAATAACTGACTGGTCAATTGCGCCAGTCGTAACAGTGTCTGTAGTCGGAGTTGTAACAGTTGTAGCAACTTCAGTAACTGTTGGAGTTGGTAAAGTAACTGTAACTACCGGAGTAGGTGAGGTAATTACCGGAGTAGGAAATACTGTTGTATCAATAAAAGTAGGGCTTACAACTGGAGATGTAATTGTTGTTAATGTTTGGAAGTAAGGAGATAAAGTAGAATTAATTGCATCTTCAGATAAACCCATATCCCTTAATGTTGTAAGCAGGGCATTAGTAGCATCTTTTCCGCCAAAAGCGTTATACGCGGCTTCGTAACTAGGTAGGCTTGCAGCTTGCGTATTGTTTACAAGAGATGCAATTCCTGTGTTAGCAGGAGTAGAAGCTGCTTGTTGACTCCAGTTATATTGGTTTAACGCATTGTTTTGCTCATCGCGCCGTGCAGCAGCAGCTTCCCAACTTCCCGTCTGTTGGTACAGTTCTTCATCGCTATACATTGTTGGCGCTGCCATTATCCGACCTTCCAATTTGTTCCGTCAGAATATACAGGCACAGCAATAGCCCCGCCAGCCGCAACAGTTACCCCAAACGCTGGGCCTAGAGCATCAGTAACAAAAGACCTTGCACCTTTACCTGAAGTGACTGCGCTAGGTAGAGTAGCCACTGTGTAGTTAGTCAAAGGAGGAACTACGCCAGAAGCCATTAACTGCGTGGTTAACGCATCAATCCTGTTAAAGTACAGACGCAAGATGTTTAGCATCTGATCAAAATATAAACGGTCGTACTCGTTTGGAGGCAAGGGCAGATTAGGTGCGGCTACCTTATTAAGCTCAAAATCGGTGGTAACAATAAAGCTCATCGTCTGCCGTCCGGTCTAATGTCAATACGGGTAGCACCCAACTGCCATGTGGTTCCAAGGTTATCCGAGCTAACCTTTAAAATTAACTGTCTGCCCCGCACACGAGTATTGATCTGCCCTGTAAAACCTTCAGTCACTGTGTACTGAGCGCCCGTCTGCTTGTCTACATCTTTGTTTACCGCCGTACCTGTACCAGAGCCTGAGTTCTGCATGGGATATAAAGTGTACGTAACTTGCGGGGTTGGTGAAGCATCTGATCCTGAGAATGTCAGGTCGGGTAGCATTCTCCAGACAAATCCAAACTTGTCCCCGTCATCAATGTCAAACTCAGAAGATGAAATGTAAGCCTCAATACCTGCTGGCGTACCTGTCTCATTATTGTCTAAACCAAACTCTTGATCGACCAAGTTGTAGTTGTACGTAGCGGCAATAGGGAAGTCTCTTAAGCCAGAATCAAGCCAAGCTGTCCGCTCCATAGTGCCGTAGTACCAGATTTTTTCAAGGTAGTTGTACACAATATAACGGTTAGCTACCAAGCTACCAGCCGAGCAGTAGAACCACCAGATTTCGTTGAAACCTTCGTTGGTACTGGCAAACACTTGTTGGTTTTGCTGGAGGTTAATGTCTTGATATACATACCGGCGGAGGTCGCATGGCAAAGTCTGTAAGCGTCCATCGTACAGATAGAACTTATCTACACCCATCCAGTACACCACACCAGAAGCTTGAGTTGCTGCGTTCTGACCAAGGATAGAGATGTTGTCACCCATCAACTGGCTAGACCAAACTACAGGCGGGCCAATGTACTGAAGCGAATAGATAGCCGAGTCAGTCCACACCAAGATCTCTTGACGGGTTTGAACGGCAGTCACAATGCTAGAGCCGTGCGATAAAGTAACACTACCGGCTTGATTAGTAGCAGATGGTGTCCAGTTAACCACAGACTCTTGATCTGACCAGCGAATCAACATAGGATTCTGTGTGGTAGAGCCGTAGTCATTACAGCCAAACGCAAACACAAACCTGCTAATGTCAGATACAAAGACAAAGTTTTGAATGATTGGGCAGTCTGATGCGCCTGACAGACTTGCAATATCTACACCGTTAGGCATGATGTAATGATCGCCAGACTGCGTTCCTGTCGTGGTAATAGCCGCGCCGCCAACAGTAGCCGCTAAGTTAAAAGTATTGCCACTAGAGTTAATGACGTAATAGATGGTTCCGGGGCTAAGTCCCGTAGGCAATGCAGACGGATAACCACTGTTAGTGAGGATGACTGGAGAGCCATTAGGCAAGCTATAAGCAGCAGTAACCACCGCAGGAGAAGCTATGGTGACCGTAGCTAAAGCAGGGGCTACGCCATAACCGGCATCCCAATAATAGATTGGGCCACCACGGAAACCATAAACTAAGTCTTCACCAAAGTTGTTCTGACTCCACAACCTAATTGCAGATGTTGACGTACCGCCAAATCCCCAAGTTCCTGCGCCCCATGTACCAGCACCCCAGCCGGCCAGTGGAATCTCGTATGGATCGCCTACGTTAATTTGATAGATTGCATTAACAGTTGAACCACCACCAGCCGCTACAGTAGAAGTAGCCGCAGTAGTAGATACGATTGTGTAGGTATCAGCATCAACGTAAGTAATAGAATACTCACCGTTTAAATCAAGGCCACCTACAGGAGCTACGTTACTAAACGTTACAAAGTCACCCGTGATTGCGCCGTGCGCTGTGTCTGTAACCGTAACTAAAGTAAGCAGATTAGTTGTGGCAAACGGGTTATTAAGGATAGCCGCCGCCCGAATAGGCGTAATATCGTTGTACTCACCACCCAGTTCAAGATAAAACTTTAAGTTAGTGCCTACACCAATCAGGTTTAAGTTATCTAGCGTGATCCAATTCCATAGAGAACGGCACAGACCTTGAAACGTAGCTGTAGATATACGTGCCCAGCCACCAATTTTCTCAGGTGTACCTTGGCGGAACCGCACTTTGTCGGACTCATACCAACCACCTTCGTTAGCGTAACGGGTGTTTTCCCGGTTCACTCCCGGTTTTAGTACAAGTTTTTTTAGTGCCATTGGTCAATCCAACAAAGCGCACTCAGCCGTGCGGCGTTTTAATAGTCCCGGCAGTACTCGACCGCCACCCTTAGTCCAGAGCATAAGTTGTTCTTTTGCTCCTTCCCAATCATTGGCATTGATTTTCCTCTTTAACGTAGATGTTTGCAAGCGTCCTGTGCCCAAATTGTAGGCAAAGTCCACGATGGCGTTGCACCTGCGTTCGTCCAGAATTAAGCCGGGACAGTTACGCAGAACACCGGGTAGGTACGTATGCTCAAGCTCAATCATTAAAAGCGCGTGAGCTTCTTCCTGACTCATTGGTGCGTCTTCTAAAGTTACCTTGCGCTTATCTGCGTAGTAGGTAGAACCGTAGCCAATCGTGGCTACATTGGCAGGGCAAAGATACGGCTTGGAGCGAAAGCCCTCAAACCGTTTGCACATCTCTGCGGCTAGTTCTAAGTTCATTCTTTGTTAAGCTCTTCAGCGGCAATCTCTGCGGCCTCGTCTTCTAAGATTTCTTCAAACCCACAGGTGCATGGGCCATCTTCGTGAATTAAACAAGTAGTAGCGTGTGCCATTTATAAACCCCTTTTTGCTAATGTACGATCAAGGAACCAGAAATTTATTGTGCCAGCCAGCAGTGCTGAGAAGTCAGGTGACATCATTATCTTGAATACTTCTACGGGAGGAGCGCCAGTGATCCATGCGTTCCATGCAAACCATACGTGGATAAAACTCCAAACAAACAGCACCCAGTACGTTACGACTGGCCTAACGGATGCCGACAGACTAGCAGCCCAACCACCAGCGGCTTTGACCATTGTGGCTTGCTGCTCTATGGCAGACTGAAACGCATCCATGACTCCTACGTCAATAGCGGCTTCCCGCTGTGCGCCAATCTCAGCCAACTTCTGCTGACCACGTAATGTCTCTAGTTCACATTGGCGTGTAAACATCAACAGTTCATGCTGGCGCTCGTTCTTCTTGTCAAAGAACTTCAGCACCTCGGGGGCCATACGGAACAAGCCACCAAATACTGAACCCAAAATACCACCACTTAATACATCAAACATTGGATTCCTTTATTGTAAACATTAAGTTTTTATGTGCAGGGTAATTGACAATTACTTCACCTTCGGGGCACTTGTATTTAATGTGAGCCATTAACGTAGCAACGCCGGGTGTCACTTGTGAAGTAGTGTCAAGTTTAAACTTGTATCCAAACTTATCTACTGTGTCGCTGGCTGGGCCTGAAAACGTTGCAATGCTAGGTTTGGCTGGGTGTACAACCAATTCAGAATCCCGCACCTCTATTTTAAATGACGTAACTTCGCAGTTATCTCTGAGCTTCTGACGAGCCACTACAACCTTGAATTCGCCATTTGCAGGTGCATCGGATATTTGAAAGTGCTCTGGTGACCATTTGAGAATGTCCTTATGGAATACACCAAACTTGTCGGCAAGCGTATAACCGCCACCGATCATGGCAGTTGAGGCAGTTACCGCACCAATAATCTTGGTGTAATACTCAAGTTCCATATCAACCCAAACTCCATGCAATCATGTAGGTTCCAAAGATTACAAAGGCGACTATACAGGCCGCTGCAATAATTGCCTCGGCCCAGTCTCTCATTTTAATATCCCGTTTAGTTTGGTCATGTCAGCACACGTATACATTTGATAACCACCCAATATAGGCATTGGAATAGTCTCTATTTTCGCTGAAAATTCATCTGCTGCCAAGCGAGCAACGTCTAAAAATGACATTGTTTTTCCAGTTCCTACGTTCCAAATTCCAGAACCTAGAAAAATTAAAAGTTTTCTGTGAACTTTGATGACCTCATCTACATGAATAAAGTCACGTTTAAAGTTTTCTGAACCTTCAAATATTTTAATTGTCCCAGTCTTTGCCTGCTCGCGGAACTTATGAAACGGAGAAGCCTGATCGCCCTTATGGTCTTCATGTGGGCCGTAGACGTTGAAGTATCTGAATATCTGGATGGGCGCAACAGGTTGCATAGTATGAAAGTACTCTTCTATAAGAGCTTTAGATTCTGCGTATAGATTAGCAGGAGCTACTGGGTCAGTCTCTTTAAACGTCGTATTGTTTGGCCCATAGACTGAAGCGGAAGAAGCTATCTGAATAGGTATCCCATACTTCTGACACCTCTCCATTAAAGTAATGGTATACCCTACATTCTGTTTACGCAGAGCTACCCAATCTTGACATCGTGTATCTGAGATAGCACCCAGATGTATGACTCTATCTATTCCATAGAGGGAATACTCATCACCCCATTCACACAGATCTAGGTCGTGATCTGACAGAGCTTTGACCATGTTTTGGCCAATAAACCCTTTATATCCAGTAATTAAGATACGCATACAGCCCCTATGCTCTGGCAAGATATTGCCGCTTTCTCATTGGCAAACGGCAAAGCTTGGCCCATGTCGCCAGTTTCTAAATGCTTATAGACCATAGCAGCTAGGAATACATCGCCTGCCCCGCAGACATCCACAACTTCTATCACCTTAGCCGGGTAGAGTGAATCTTTATATCCACATCCCTTAGCCCCGTAAGTAACAATTAAATGTTCTGGATCTGGGATAGACGTAGATTCAAACAGTTCACGCTCGTTAATCTTGATGTAGATACCAGCAAAGTCAGCCAAGTTATGTTTCTTGGTGTCCATGTAAATTGGGCCTTTAAACCGTTTGCG